GAGCCAATTTAAAGCCTGAGATGATGAATACTGAGTTAGCCTAAATCGAATTGATTGAAGCTCTGCTCCCTCTTCATTATCCTTTATACCAAAAATATAGTCTATACCCTCTCCTCTTTCATCATTTGACCTTCTAAATGTATCAAATTGGCTTGAGTCTACTATTGTTGCTGCATGCTCATTTGGATATGGCCTTGCCATTTCTATAACATCTGCTCTTTCTCTTGCTTTTTTAATAGCGGCTGCTTTTCCTCGACTCCAACTGAAACCTGCGTCACCTCCCCAAGCTGCCCAAGCGACTCTCCCTTTTGACGGATATCCTTTTTCTCCTTTCCTAAAACCTTCTGCTTTTTTATCTACTTTATGGCGGCTGAAAAAACTAAACATGCGTAGTGTAACGTCAGCCGAAAGCTCTGAGCCACTAAGTATTTGTGTCGCTCTGACTGCCGCAACTTGTGTACCTCCGGCTTTTCCTTCTTTTTTCCAGTTTTTATACCTTTGTGCCTCAGTCCTCATGCCATCAGTTGGCTTAAGATTGATTTCTGTGCCGCTTACATTTGCCATAATTACTTAGTCTTTTTTCGTGTTCGTTTAGATCTTATTGGTGCAATTCTTGGAGTAGTTGGTTGATTAGAAGACAAGTCAAGTTCTAATTGACCCATTTCTACTTCAAGATCCAGATCTTTATCTAATGTAACGCCTAAGTCTTTAGCGACTTCCTGTTCTCTTGATATTTCTGAAATAATATCGTCATAATCGCCACCATTTGTAGCTGCGATCACTTGCGCTTTACTCATATAACCAGCTTGTTCCGCTTCTCTGAAAGCTCTTACTTCCTTTAAAGGGTCAACATAATGCTGTGCTGGTGGAGTCCATCTTGGTTTTATATATCTTTCTGGTCTTGTCGCATAATCCTCAAAATCTAACTCTCCAACTAAAACAGCTAATTTCATCCATTCTTTAAATACTCTGAGGTGTAAATTATTTATTAAATATTTTTGACAAAATTTCCAATGTTCTCTGTCTTCTAAGAGACTTAACCTTGAACTTGAATAATTAGTTTCGCTAAAATCTTTACTTATAGTTTCAAAACTACACCCAATTCCAGTAGCAAAACGCCTAATTTTGTTTTTAACAAACATCTCATATTGTTGAGATGGATAATCTATATCTGGAATTGTAACTTTTTCATTTGGCATTAAATACCTAAATGTACCAGGCTCAAATGATTGTATTCTTTGACCATTAGAAACTTCATCGCCAATAAGCTCACCTTGATCATTTTCCACAAAACCCATTATGCTCGCGCCTGCTCTGGCCCTGATAACTGCGGCCTCTTCGTATCCCTGTAATTGGTGCATATCTGCCATAACACTATGAAACCAAGGAACACCTCTATTTTGACCTGGTCTTTCTGGAAGGTATAGATGGATTATGTCATCTGCATTTATAAATACATGTAACTTCTGGTTATTTGAATAATCAAGATAATAAGCATCGCCAGGGTGCTTTGTAAGAATCGCATACCTAACTGGCCTTCCCCATTCATCAATCTCGACACCATTACGCCATTCGTTTTTTACTTTTAATGTCTTGCCTGTATACTCCTCATCTAACATATCTGACTCTATAAGCTGTAAAGCAAGAGGAACTTTAGAATTGCCAAACTGTTGTCTTACTATTCTAAAAATAGCCTCACCAGATTCGCACAAAGCTCCAGCCGCTAACCATTCAAATTCATGAAATCCATAACGACCTGCACAATCACAGCTATTTGGTGATGACCATTCAGCCCACTTTTGTTCTATTAAATTATTTACTCTTTGATCCCTTTTATTACTTCTTATTCCTGTGACTCTAGATTGAAACTTCATACCAGTTCCAACCATATTTATCTGTGTTGTTCTTTTTGCCTGTCTAGCATATGGATTATTTCTAACTAATTCTCTTGATCTATCTCTTAATTTCCTAAGACTATTTCTAATCTCAGCATCTGCACTTAGTTGACTCGCCATCCAATCTGATGTAAGTCTAGAAACTAATGCACCTTGGTATGCTCGTAAATTTTTTAAAGGGTTAGCTTTTTCTCCAAAACCTAAAACTCTTTTTACTGCATTTGTAATGTTAGATCTAATTCCCATTAGTATGCTCCGTTAAAACGAACAAATGTTGCTCTTGGATTTCCAAGACCATTTGCAATAAGCTCTGCTTGTTTCTCTCTTATTAATTCTGCCTTGTATCTACTTTCTAACATTATTAATTCTGACAATTCATATTTCTTTGCTGATCTTGTACCAATTTTATATTCTTGTACAACTCCACCGCTAATAATATTTCTTATAGCAGCCTGTATCGTTTCTAAATCTTTCTCAACTTGACTACGTCCATCGAAGTTAACAGCATTACCACTAAACTCCAATGTCGGTAAAACTGTAAATGATCCAGTTGCTATAGTTTGTTTCTCTGCGCCAGACTTATTTGCTATAGCTTGATAAAACCAAGTACCAGCTACAAATGTGGCAGACACATTGCTAGCAATAGAAAATTCAAATCCATCATTAAAAGCTGAACTATTAATTGTTGCACCATTTGGTACTGTATTTGTTCTTAAATAATAAATTACAGACCAATCTGGACTGCTGATACTGTTACCAAATACATCTTGAGTAGCAGCCAATCTCCATTGGATAAGGTCACCTGCTCTAATTTCTGCTGGAAAAGTCATGCTTTTAGTTACCAATTAGCGACAAAATTAGCCTTTTTAGGCGAATTAGTACGATTTAAGTCTATCTTAGCCTCCTTTAGAGGCTTTTTCTCTTCAAATCTTTTTGCAAACTGGTCATATATTGTTTTTCTGTCATATTTTTGCAATAAACGCTGAAAACTTGCATATGCATACACCATTTCATCTAATGCCTCATTAGGTTGATTGTTTTTCTTTTTCCACACTCTTTCTTGATAACCATTTTTATAAACTAATATTTGTCTTTCTGCTGTTAACTCTTCAAAGTATGTATTTGTTGTTGTTGGATAAAAATGTATATAACCATGCCCTACTTCAGCATCTTTTAACTTATTATGCAAAGTTGTTTTTATGACATCTACACCAACAGGATATAAACTTAGTCCTCTCTTAAGAACTTTACCCCTGTAATTAATATCAACCTTAGAAATTTTTCCTAATGGTGGTTTACCTTTCTGACCCATACCTTTTATACCTATAAGTCCTAGTTGTTCTCTTTCTCTAACGTATTGGTAAGTTTCCTGAGTGTAGTGACCTCCCGTATCGATTGCTGCTGTATCAATTTTTAACTCATTACCTTCTTCATTTGTATATTTACCTTGCAGTACCTCATCAAGCTGCGCCCATAAATCTGCTCTTGCTGGTGATCCATAAATAACCTTTCTATCAACGAGATACATTTCTTCATTTCGACCAAAACCTATAACTGACATACTTAACCTGTCATCTTGTACGTCAATACCAAGAGTTAATATTAAAACTTCTTTTGGTGGTATACCTTCTTTATATGTTTCTTCTGCTGCACGTTTTGCTAAACCATCTGCACTTGCCTTTGTATGGTATTCATCTTCGTAGACTTCTCCACAGGTTATGTTAATAAACGTCTTTAGTTGTTCCTGATCTTTTTTACATTCAATATATTCTTCCATTAAGTTAGGCCATGTCGCATTAGGAGAATATGAATATGCTGCCCAAATATGAAATCCTACATGTTTACCATTATATGGAGCAGTAGCTCTCCATTCACCTCTCTCAATCATCCATCGTTTTTTATTAGGTGGGATATGACCATTGCATTTTTCACATTTATATATTGTTGTAGCTGGATCATCATTAAAACATTCAAAATTAGGCCATTTTAAATACTGCATATGATTACAAATAGGACAAGGCACATAATAACGCCGTTGGTCTGTCTGATTAAATAATTTTTCTATACGACTAAAGTCTTTTACTGTTGGAGTAGAACCAGCGATTATTTTTCTATTACTAAAAAATTCTGTTCTTTTTATTCCTAATTTAATCTGATCACCCTCAGTTCCAGCAGAAGGTGGATAGCCATCAGTTTCATCAAACATAACTATTCGGCGTGATACCATACGAAATCCTCTTGGGGAATTAGCACCTACTAAAGACAACGTGCCGCCTGCAAAATTTTTCTTTAATAACGTGTTATTTCCATCTTTAGCTTTAGGATCACTAACTGTTCCTTGTAAGCAAGGGGTATCTCTTAACATGGGCGAAATCTCATCCTTACTGTAAGACTGACAATCATCAAGAGTTGGAAATACTAGCATCATTGGACAAGGATCGTTTTGTATGTGATAGCCAATAATATGATTAAGAATTTTCGTATATCCAACCCTTGCTGATTTCATTACAGATATTTGTTCTATATGAGGATCTGTTACAGCATCCATAATTCCTTTTTGATATGGCAAAGTACGCCATCTCCCACCCTCTGCTGAACTTTCTACGCTTAACCTTGCATACTCATCAGCCCAATCACTAAGACTTAGTTTTTTTGGTGGCTTAAATGCCTCATATGCTTTTTTTT